CAGTTTTGCAAGTTGCTGGTTGAAGAAATAGAAATAATGCGCAAAGACATTGGTTTTGTTGGCAACAGCGATGAGGACACGCTGCGCCAGATCCCAGAAATAGTTTTACGAGAACAATGTCCAGAGCTGTATAGAAACATGTGGTTCGTGGTGCAAACCGTTCTCAATCCTATTTTTATGGCCATCTGGCAAAGAAGTTGTGCAGATCCATCTAGCATACAAATAGCCAACTACAATCTTAAAGACAAAAAACAAGGTGCCTGGCACCATGACGAAAGCTCAGATATTAGTGTGGTAGTGCCGCTGAATACCGGTGGCTATGAAGGTGGCGGTACAGAGTTTCATAATCACGGATCCATGAAACCTTTGCCAACAGGCCATGCTTTAATCTTTCCTAGCTTTACGCACTTGCACAAAGGTTTGCCGGTTGGATCTGGTGATAGATACTTGCTGGTGTTTTGGCTTTGCAACAAACAACGCCACATAGATATTTACGAATCGTTAGTATAGATCTCCGAGTTCTATAATCTGCGGGCCCTCTAAATTGTAAGGCTTGTAGTCATCGTTTTTCTCTGCCTCTAACAATTTATGCAAGGCTTGCTCATTCTTGGCTCGGCCATATTCCAGGGCCTCGCTTGACATGGTGTAAACCACATAAGGATAAGGATGGGCCTTTTCTTGGGCCAAGAAAGAAAATCCATCTACGGGCAACCCAACGGCCTTGCAGGCATCAACATAAAGCGCAGCTTGCATGTGGTATTTAAAATTATTAATCGCTTGTTTGAATCCTCTGGGCGATGCGTCCCGGCATGTTTTTAGATCCCAAACATGTTGGCCGTCATACCAATCAAACCTAGACTTGAATGGTTGGCCATGCAACATATAACAAACAGTCAACTCAGTTCTATCATTTTCACCGTTAGGAATAAGATCCTGGACTGTTTTTCTACGCTCCATGCAGGTTTCATATAAGTCTTGAGTGATGGGTGTTCTGTGGGCAATGCCTCCAATAAAATCTTCGTAGGCCTCTTTGCCAGCTTTTGTTCGGCGGTCGATGTTTGGCTGTATCACAAACTCATCGTCAAATTTGTGCAGCTCAAGAAACACCGTGTGTTGCACTCTACCTTCCAGCAAAGCTGGTGATTCAGAAAAACCTTTTTGATTCTTCCAGGTGTAGACACATTGCTCCACTTGTTTGATGTCCGATGCTCGGTATGCCGGGATCTCGTTGTACTCCTCAAACGGCATGTCTTCATATATTCCTACTTTAAACTCCATTGCTGGCCTCCTGTATTTGTTCGGGTGTTAAATTAAAAGCGTTGAGGTTACCTGCCACAGTTCTGCGCTCGCCGTCTCCGAAGAACGGATAGACACAGTGTTGCATCCAGGACGGAAACATAAGCAGCTTACCAACCTCTGGTTTAATGTAACGTGATTGTGAGGGCCGTAATCTTTCTGGATCTCCAGTTTGATTAAGGCCATAAGTAAAATTGATGTAGCCGTCTATGGCTCCGGAGCTGTTATAAAGATCATATTGCTGCTGGTCTTCTTCGCCAGGCTTGGCGATTTGATCTGGGATCTTGGTCCAGCAGGTAAAAGAAATACCCATCGGCGAAGACGTAAGATGATCGTGGATCGGGTTGTAATCTCCAGCATAAGAATGAACCGACCAGAGTTTATCCATTGATACTTTCTTTGGTTGGATCTGCGACTTGGTAAACTCAACGAAGTGGCGTAGATAACTAACGCCCAGGTTCTCAACTATGGTTCTAAATAGCTTTAGTTCTTCCAGCTCATAATCCATTTCGAGTTGTTCGCCCTGGTGGATCTGGCCAATAAGACTATCGCCTGCTGATTTTTTGTCCTGGCTTAGTCGTTCTTTGTCCAGGTAGTTGTTTAAAGTTTGCACCAGGCCATCGGCCATATCATGTTCTATCATCAATGCCGCTGGCAACGAAAAAACATTGTAATGAATTTCGCTCACCAAGGTCCCTCTTCATTATCTGCATCTGCCTCGACTTGTTCTATGGTCCAGAGATCTTCTTCTTCTTCCTTGGTCTTATCGTGTTCGCTTAGTGCAATGATTGCATAATGCAATACCTTCATAAGATCTTTTCGGTGATCTATTCTGTGGCCTTTGCGACCATATCTCTGGGCATACTTTAAGATATTGCCAATAGAGAAACCTATGCCATGACCGCAGTCAGATATAAATTCTGTAGATTGAAATTTGTTTTTAGAGTAATGCCCGCCGTAAGTAGAATCAATATATTCTTTGAGCTCTTGTATTAGCGCTCCTTCGTTGAACTTATAATCTGGTTGGTTGTCCATGTTGGCTCCTGGTTAAAAGTGAAGTGCTCTTGGCAATGTCTGCACTTCAAAGACACATGTAAAGGTCAAACCAATAACCTCTGCCCTGCAATGTAAGTGGTTGTTGTGAGAACTTACGGAGAAAATTCCAACCACTTACGGCGTCAAACTAAAACGGTATCTTGCTAGAAATATCGTCATCCGCATCTTCATCTGGTTTGGCTAAATCTGCTAGGCCAGGCTCGGATGTTTTTTGCGGTTCGTCACTAGCACCATCTTCAACCGCTGCTAAATATTCAAAACTGTTCTCAATATCTTTTTGCACAAATTCCGGTAAGGCATCAAAAATATCACACATGGCTTTGGTTGCATCGTTGCTGTTGCCATTAAACTCATCGCAGTAAACGCTAAGGTCAAAGGTTACTTGCGGATTGACTGAGGCAACTTTTTGCACGCCACCGTCCGGTCGTGATAGTTTGAGGATCTTGGCATTGCCGCCAGCAAAACCTCTCTCCGGGTTTGGTGCGGTATGTCCGACACCTATTCTGGCAGTCATGCCGACCAGAACACCTACATCAAAACCTGCAAGTTCTTCCTCGGTGAAAGTCTTGTCTCTCCAATTCTCCAAGTCTTTTCTGAGGTTTGCTGCCTCATACAAAGATGCAGTGTAGGTTTTGCTCACGCCGAAAGGCCTGTCATCCTGCATCACAATTTCATTGTCGTCTGGATCTACGGCTTTGGTTATTTCAAAGTCCAAGCGTATTTCTTTTTTCTTACTGACTTGGCCCTTAAACTCTTTTTCTCTTGTTCCAAGATCTACGATTCTGAAACAAGTACCTTCATAGATACCTGGTTGTAATTTAGCGAAGTCTTCTCCGCCCCCTTCCGTACTTATTGTCAAACTCATAATGATCTCCTAAAATGTTGTTTGCTTATTATCATAAATTAATATAGGATTGTATACACTTTAATAATTAAAGCAAGACCAACCAGGAAATAAATGTGACTCTCAAAATAACCAGACCAAGCAAGCCAAAAAATTTTAACACTCCATTCACTACAGATCACCAATACCAGTTCAGTCAATTCCTGGCAGAACATGGTTTGGAACCGGACCCAAAAAAGGGTTTGATTACCGATGGGTCTATTGGTCGGGCCTACATAAATGTCGGTGGTCAAAGAAAGTTGGTGGGTTGGTATCAGCTGTGGATCGATCAATCGATTCCATTTGGACGATTGGGTGACTATCGTATCTCGGCTGACCAACCCACTGCTGTCTGGAAATCGGAGAATCAACAAAAGCGCAGAATAACCAAAGAACAAAAAGCAGAGATAGCAGCCTTACAAAAACAGGCTGAGGTCAAACAACAGGAGAAGTATTCTAAGTCCGCCAAGCGTGCTCAGAGCCTCTGGGAGAAGGCCAAACCTTGTGAGAAACACTCTTACCTGGAGAGAAAGAAGGTCCTCTCCTATGGCCTTAGAGCAGACGAACATGGCAACCTTATGATTCCGCTGTATGACAAGCAGATGACAATTGTGGGGATCCAATACATAGATGAACATGGCGGCAAACGTTTTCTTACTGGTTCCAAAAAAAGCGGTAGCTTTTTTATACTTGGATCGGAGATCTTAAAAAGTTCAGACATACTCAATTACGCAGAAGGTTATGCCACAGCTGCATCGGTCTACGCTGACTTCTCACAGCCAGTGATCGTGGCATTTGATGCTTACAATCTTACGCCGGTCGCAGAGACGATGTTCGAGTTTTTCGCTGATCGCAAGCATGTGTTCATCGCCGATAACGATGATAGTAAAACCGGAGAAAAGGAGGCAACTAAGGCCTGC